TTGGCTAATAATGCAGCCTCTTTTTGTGCATCACTAAACGCCCTAGCTACTGCTCTACCAAACGCTAAAACAGCAGCTACACTAAAAGTTTTTGCTAAAGTTTTGCCTAAGTTTTTTGTAGTTTTACTAAGTTTAGTAGTTGCTGTTTCTGCCTGTGTAAACGCTTTTTTGCCTGTAAACTCAGAGGCTATATTTACTACTACTTGTGGGTCTACAGCCATTATGCCACCGACTTAAAATTATTATTAAATATAATTTTGGTTTTTTCTATAGCTTTAATTACAGCTGCGTTAGTCTTGCCGCCGTCCTCAGCCCACGCTCTATAGATAGCCCGGCCTCTCATCTTTCTAGACCTACGCCCCGCGCCTGTTTGATTATTAGCATCTACTATTTTACCTGTGGCATCTAGGGCATCTATAAACTGTTTACCAGCGTTAGGGTTCAAGCTCTTAGAATATTGTTTACCGGTTGCCGTGGTCTTGTCGTATACGCCATTTATATAACGGTCTACTACAGGCCCTTGTGGTCTGCCTTGTGGGTTAAGCCGCCCGGAAGTTTCATAAATAGCACCGGCAGCGCTTACGTTAGCTATACGCGCTAAAGCTCTAAAACCGTTTCTATTAACTTTACTAGGCGCTGTCCTATAACCTATGCCTCTCCTAGCGGCAGCTGCATCAAATCTCGGAAATTGTCTATATTTAGTATCGCTAGCCTCTGCCTTACTCCACCCGCTTAAAACAGTAGCAGGTATAAAACCGCGGGCAACTGTGACTATAGGTTTTAATAAAGCCACCATTTCTTTTTGCAATTCTTTAGATAATTCTGGCGTAAACTTGCGTAATGCTTTGCGCGCTTCAATAGCGCCTCTTAACTCTGTTGGCATCTTGCACCGCCTTAGCTTTATCTGTTAAAACTTTTAATATATTACTAAACATCACTTCATCTAATTCTAATAAATACTGGGGCGCTATGCCTGTCTCTACCGCAATTTGTGCGATTAGATAGCCAAAGCTACCGCGCCCCACTATTCCAAAGGGTCATCATCTAGTACCTCAACTTTAGCTAAGGTTTCTAGAAAATCTGCCCCGTAACTTTTTACGGCTTCCCCGCTTGTGCGTAAACACTCCCAAGCAAGCCAATAAACGTCACTCTGTTTTTCATCATCTCTAAAGGCTTTGTGAAAACCTTTCTTTGCATACAGCTCAAAGGCGTACTCAATACGGGGCGTAATCTTATGCTCGGTTACGCTGCCGTCTGCCCTTGTTATTTTAAGTTTTGCCATTGTTGCCCCTTTGTTTTAGTTATGGTGTGGTATCTACTACAATAGGTGAGTTACAAGTAAATGTAAGGCTCTGGCTACTAATATCCCCAACAGCGCCGTTAATATCTGTTGTATTGTTCACCAAAATTGTAGTTTGATATTCTGGGTTCGTTGTAGATATAGCGGCGCTAGTTTGCTTAAGTGTTAGCGCTACAGTAGTACCCCACGCAGCTTGCAACGCGGCGCGTACTGCACCTGAACCGCTTGCTGCATTATCATTTAGAAAATCAAGCGTAATAGTGCTAGCTTCCAAGCCTTTAACAAACTTATGCGCGGTATCGCCCATAGCTGTTACTTCCAGCTCATCAAAGCTACGGTTAATAGTTGCGCTAGTAACGTGGTCTGATAAGTCCACGCTATTAAGCGTAACTACTACGCCGTTAGATAGGAAAATTGCCATTTGTTATACCTCTGTTTCTTGTGTCGGTGTTTCTACGGGTGTTTCTTTTTTCTTTGTTTCTTTAACCTCTTTAGGCAATTCTTGCCCTATCTTGATTAGAAACGCTTTATCTTCGTCTGTTAGTGCCATTTTAGCTCCAGCTCGTTAGTACGGATATTTGTAAATCACTTGTTAGTAAGTCGCCGCTAGGTAACGTTAAAACGCTAGGTGCAGTTACAGCGGTAACGTTAAATACAATAGAGCTAGCAGCCAATTTATTAAACACGGCTACTATCGTATCTTCTATGCCTTGTAGGTTGCCTTCATTAGAAAACATAGGCACGGTCATAATTATTTTGAAATTAGCCATAGGCGATATAGTCGCTTGCTTATTATTGCTAGGCGTAAGGTAAGGGTCAGCCGGGGCTACTACTACGCTGTTAGCTACTATTGTGCTAGGTGGAAAACTAAAAGTACTCCAAACAGCGTTATTAGCTAGAGCAGCGGCTATAGTAGAGCGTAGTGTAGTAATCGCGGCTGGCATTATCCCACCATAGCGTTAGGCGATAAGTACGGCGCTAACAAACCGCGTATAGATGCCATTAAAGTATTACTCATCTTAAAAGGGCTAGGGCTGTAACCGTCTACGCTTACGCCGCCGTTTTGTGTGCTAAAACGGCTTGTCCAGATATTCTCAGCTAGCATAAGTGCAGCTGCGTTTATAGCAGGTGTATTAGCGTAGGTAGCAGTTTTTGTATCATCACCCGTCATAGTGCCGCTAGGTACTACGCGCCTAAAGTTTTGGTCAGCTGCCGTTTTTGCATATTGTATAAAACTGTAACCCTGTGGGTATTGGTAATAGTTAAGCTGAAAATTAAACGCTGGCAATAAATTAGTAGTACCCGCGCTAAATGGTACTGTTCCAGTAATCGTATAAGTGCCGTTAAAAGTAGCGCCAGCCCCGGCTACAGTAACGGATTGACCAGTAGTGAACAGGCCGGGGTTGGCTATCATCACGGTAGCTACATTGTTCACTAATGCAGTTCCCACTACCGGTGCAGAGTCAAACCATAAAAACCCGTTAATTAAATCTTGGGCAGTTTGGCAGGTGTCCTCTATCCAAGTGTAAGAGTCGTACAAAGTGCCAACGCCTAAAGATGCTTTTAACGTAGCAGCTGTAACGTAAGTAGCCGGCATATTTGTACCTTTCTTTGTAGGTCTGGTAGAGCCAAAGGGCTAAGGCCCTACCAGACTATTAGTTATTTATTATGTTAAGTTAAAACGACGGATACCTGCAGGCATTTTAACTAGCGTGGCCATAAAGCCATAGATAGCTACTTGTACCTGTAGATTTGATACGACGTTTACGCTCATATAAGCCTGTGGGCTTTCATAAACGGTTACTGCCTCTGGCACGATAATAAACGCTGACTCATCAATAACGCCAGATACCATATTTTTATCTACATATAGGTCTAGACCTAAGACGTTACCTCTAATTGAGGTTGGTCTAACGTCGCCGCCTGCGTTCATTGGCTGGATAGCGTTATAAATTGGGCGGCCTGTGTTATCAGTTGCACCCATTAGCAAAGACCATTGAGAGGCATTAGCTAGATAATTTTGCGCAAAATAGCCAGTACCTTTATAGGCGGCAGCGGTTTGTTCAGCTGTGTAAGCAATAATGCCAGCACTTGTTGCGGCTTGTGGGTTAGCTTGCTGTCCACCGGCTGTTAGAGCTGCTACTACTGCCGTATCTGTTGCAGTTAAATACGCGTTTTGTAGTTGCGCTGTTAATTCTGCAAAGAAATTAGGGTCTGAACGCTCTAATAGCTCTACGCTAATAGTGTTCATACCGCTGTACTTAGATACGTTGGCAGTTAAATACTCAGTTACCATACCTGTATTTTGTACCGCTCCGGCCTCAGCTTCCACGGTTACTACAGGTGCTACACCTGAGCCCCCGCCATCTGACGTTACAAGTGAGGGCACGTTTATGGTCATACCGCTAGCAGGCAAAACGCCACGGCTGCAAGCCTCTACCGCGCTTCGTACAAAACGGGTGTTAGTTACAAACTCTGATAAATACTGCTCTGGCTTAAATGCAGGGTTAGTAGTAAAACTATCATCTGCCGCTGTTACATAGAGCTTGCTCTGGTCATTACCTAGAGCAGCCTTAATTTTATGCTCTGTGTATGTTGCCATATTTACAATAGGTGTGCGTACTCTCTGTGAGTTTAATGCACTTGGCTTAATAATTCTGCGCGCGGCTTCTACAGGTGTAGTTTCACCCTCGGCATCATCTTTTTCATAGCTAACGCTTTTTAGCGTTACTGTTGCACCGTCTGGCAAAAATGTCGCCTCTGATGCTACTTCGTCCGGGGTTTTGTCCACGGTTTCACCTTTCGTTTCTGTTGGTTGGTTTTCATCTACTGCGTTTTCTTGTGCAGCAATTTTTAACACGGCAGCGCTTGGAAATGCAGCGCTCTCTACTAGAGATACCTCTTTCAAGGTAGCAGCCGTAACTAGCAGATAATCTTTTTCTTGGCGTGAGTCCTCTACCTCTACACCTACGCTAAGCCCGTCCATTAGTTGCTCCTGTGCAAGCAAAATTGCATCGCTACCTCTTGTGCTAGCACTAACCTTAAAGCTGGCATATAACCCGGTCTTATTGCTGGTAATACTTTGCATACGGCCTACAGGCTTGCTGCTATCGTGTTGCATTAAAAGTTTTATTTTGCTTGGCTCTGGCACGGTTATAGAGTTTTCTGCAAAAACTACGCGCCCTGCGCTGGTGTTGCCTACCTCTCCATAAGGTGCAATTTTGCCGGCAATAGTACGGCGCTCACCGTTATCTACTGCCTCTATGTTGCCGCTAAATGTTAATAGCATTTGTAGGCCTCTCTGTTAGTCCGGTTGGGCTTAGTTCTTCCATACTTTGCGCCTGCTCTAAATCAATTAAACCTAACGTTAGCATTTTTTCTATAGCTTCCAAACGCGCTAAAGTATCAGCGCGTAAAA